TTCACAAGTTTAATAGTTGGCCAGAGTTCGACATCGCTTGGCAAATAATTGAAAAACAGGAGGAAGAATAATGGCACGTTTAATATTCGTGCTGGGTAATCCCGGCACTGGCAAGTCCACGAGCTTGCGTAACATGAAAAAAGAAGATGTGAGCTACATCACAGTCACCGGCAAAGAGCTGCCGTTTCGTAGCACCATCGTACCTGTACCAGTCCGAACAATGGATGAAGTTCAGCAAATGGTAGTCAAAGCCAAGAAGCCAACTGTGGTAATTGATGATGTCAATTACCTGTTCACTAAAGAAGTGTTTGGCGCCAGCGAAAAGACCGACAAGTGGGATGTGTACGACAAGATCTCCAAGGACTTTTATAAAATCGTTCAGTCAATCTTGAATAAAGACACCGACCAAAACTTTTACCTGTTTGGCCACCTGGAAGATCCAGACTCTACCATGAAGGCGTTGAAGACACTCGGCCAGGCTACACGCAAAAACAACAACCCCGAGGGCTGGACGAATATCGTATTTGAATCGACTGTTGAGCTTGACGAGTTTGTGTTTAAGGTTAAAACTGATGGCACTGGAGTCAAGTCACCAATGGAAATGTTTTCAGAGACTACTGTTCCGAACGACCTAAAAATCGTGAATGATAAAATCAATAAATATTATAAGGGGGATAAGTAATGCAACTAATCATCTGGACTCAAATGGGTCGCTCGCTGATGTTTGAAAACGTCACCAACTTCAATTTTCACTCGCAAGGTTTTGAGTTTGATTATGTTGGTGCGAGTACGGACGTAGCGCGCCACGCAAATTTTAATAACACCAGTGTTGCTGGCTATGCCACAACTGAAAAGACGAAAGCGAGCAGTAAATAATATGGGAATGTTTGATGACGTACTAGAAAACGTAGGCGAACCGTACAAAGGTGGAGGCAAGGGATTCCCCTGGGGTACTCACGAAGTAATCATCGGTGAAGCCAACGCCGTCCAGAAAAAGACCAAGGCCAACAATGACTCAGCCGTTATTGAGGTTGTGGTTTTTGATGAAGCCGACAATGATCGCACTGCCACCTGTACTCTGTACTTCCACACTGAAGGCGGCGCCAAGATGGCTGTCACCAAAGTGCTAGGCTTGCTCGTACACAAGGTTGATGACAGCAAAAAAGATGCTGTTCGCGAACTAGGCAAGAAATTGTTTGGTAGCATTGACGATCCTATCAAGGCTCGCGATGTCGCAGTGAAGCTGATTAACGACAAGCTCATCGGCGCTAAAGCCTTCTTGGTTGTCGAACCCCAAGGTAAATACAAGACCAGCAGCTACGGTGACATCTGGCACTACCCAGCCGTACCGGAATCTGATGCACCCGAATCTGATGATCCATTAGCCGGTGCGACCCCATTAAGTAAAGAGGAAGCAGAAGCCGCCCCTGACTTCCCGGATGATCTATAATGGCAACGACTAAGCGAGTGCGCCGGACGGTGGCCGGGTTCGTGGGCGCTAATCTCGCTGGGGCTGACGGTGATCTGTCACTCTACAACCGGCTTGTCGAAGAAAAGCAGAAAACTACTATGAGCCACAGCCTGATTATCCGGCTGGCGCTCCAAGAATATTTTGATAAGCGCGACAACAAATAAAATCGGAGGACGCCAGTGGTATAGCGTTGGCGTCCTCTAAAAAACGCTACAGGTAGCGTGTAGGCAAAAGCATTATAATGGGGGTATTATAAGTGGTACGCATGACTAAAAAGACAGACGATGATGGCACTGAGTTGGTTCTATCCAACACAGAGGAGAAGATGTCGCTTAAGGCAAAACAAGCCAAAGCGATCACTCAGAAATATCGCATCGTGCGCTTCCGAGGCGCAGTGCTATACCGAGGCGATGAGGGCTGGGAGCCGCTATCTTATGATGAGTTCGCCCGGATCTGCTACCAAGTACATGGCGCTGGCATACGCCAAACCCAGGTCAAAGACCTCCAGCATTTATTCTTTACTAGCTCCGATGATCTGACAAAGTTCGCCCACTATATCGCGATGCCTGACGGCCGGGTGTGGGATATGAAAAAGCTCAAGTTCACCGAAGAGGTGTCGCACGAGGATTGCGTTTATACTACTGCTATCAATCCAGGCGAAGGCAACTCGCACCGTAAGTGGCTCGAAGAAGTTACGATCGGTGACAAAGCTCTGGCCGATGATATTATCAAAGCTCTCGCCCCGGTATTCATGGATAAAAAACCCTTTGGCGTATTCTGGTTCCTCGGTAACGGAGCTAACGGCAAGTCCACCACGCTCAAGGCGCTCTACGCCATGTTCGGATCCAAAGCGCCGTACACGCACAACCGCTGGTTCAGCCAGCTCACCGTTAAGCAGATCGAGGATGAGCGCGACACGCCTATGATAAATGGCCGCCTCGGCAACATCTGTCTTGAGTCGAACGATGGCCACGTCAAAGACACTGGCGGCTATAAGAACCTGGCCGAACACAGCACCTTCAACGTCCACAAATTCAATGCTCAAGATGGCGTCCAGGTCGATGGCAACATCCACACGATATTCAACGCCAACAATATCCCGACCTTTGCTGACAAGACCCAGGGTGTGCGCCGCCGCACGTTCACCATTCCGTTTAAGGCCAGCTTCCCACAAGACAGTACCTTCGATGAGCGTCTATTCGCCACCGAAGGTTTTTTGGAAGATCTGCTCGGTGAGATTTTGCGTACCACCGTTAAGATCCGCAAGCTCGGCTATGGCTACGACTTCAGTGATGCCACCATGCGCGCCAAAGAAGACTACGATGAAGAAGTCAACACCGCTGAGACGTACTTCGAGGATCTGGTCGGCACTGACATTTGGGGATTCACCAACTTCACCGACCTGACACGCGACTACCAGCGATGGTGTGACGAGCGCAGCTACACCGCGCTAGGCAAGAAGGCTATCGCCCACGCCGCCAAGATCACTGGCTACGAGCGCGCCTCATTCCGCAGTGACGGCAAGCTCGTCACTCGCTACGTCTGTGAGAACTGGAACCCCGAGGAACTGGTTGAGCTTAACCAGCGCTGGGGTATGTTCCAGAAGGCCGACAGTGACATCGAGCTTGATGTGTCTGAGAGTTCTCTCGACAAGACCTACGATAAACTGATCGAGCTACTATAATGGCCAGTCTGAAATCACGATTTGAAGAGCTGATACATTTCACCTGGGAGGATTTTGTAAAGCTGGAGAATGACAAGGGCGCTACCGTTGATGATACGGTACTATGCGCACTGATCCGTACTTGCGCTGATACCGATGACATCGCTGCCATAAAGCTAGCGTTTGACCGAATTGACGGCTTACTCGAAACGCTAATCGAGATCAAAGTGCCGAAGTTTTATACCCGATACGTCAACGCCAAGGAGATCGAGCCGGGAACGGCTGCAATAGAAGCCCCAGGAGGCGATAAAAAAGACGAGCCGAGTAACTATGACCCTGCAACCGCTAAGCTGCGCGAAACCCTTAAGGAAATGCGCGCCATGCCTAAAGATGTGATCCGGGCAGTACGGCTCTATAAGAAGCGCATCGACAAAGGTACGCCGGTTGACCATGCACCGATGGTGAAGTCAGTTATCGTTGCCAACCTACTCAAGAACGTCCAAAAAGGCCGATTCCGAGCAGTCGAGCTAGTGTTCGATCAGATTGATGGCAAGCTACCCAAGGCAATCAACTTGCTGGGCGGCGAGGATGTTTATGTTGATGACTACACCCAAGTTATCGCTCCGGCGCACTCTATGATTGATGAAAAGGGCGTGTACTACGCCGAGAACCAACTAATGACTAACCTCTGGCTGCGTGGCTTCGCCAACAGCGCCAAGGGGCTGGAGATACTAGCGGAGAGCTTAGGCGATGAATGATCTTGAATTAGCAGTACGCACCATTGAGAGCATCCTACCTGAAATGCCAACAGCCGGGCTGCAAAAGTGGAAGGGCATACTCACCACTGCGCTGGTAAAGATCGAAGCTGAGCTGTGCGCTGTGGCCGAACACACCTGTAGCGTCTGCTTCTTCAAGGAGTTCGGCTACCGAGATGAGCTGCCTATCGCCTGGCGTGAAAAGGGTGACATCAAGATCTGCTTTAACCACGAGGATGCTGAAGTAGCCTCTATGCTAAAAAAGGGTATTGACGCCGAAGCCTCAGAGCCGGTAGACTCCGATCAAGCATTAGAGGATTTGATGGCACTAATATGAGTCGAGAGAGTACACTGCAAACCAACATAAAACGCGAACTAAAAAGCCTGGGCTGTGAGGTGTTAGTCATCCGGCCGCAACCTGGCATACCCGATGGCTGGGAAGACATCATGTTCCTCAAGGAAGGATTTTGGGGTTGTCTCGAAACCAAAAAAGATCCCAAGGCTCCGTACCAGCCACTACAAAAAGAGCGGATCAAAAAGCACAATGAGTGGTCGTGGTCGAAGCGCGTGGATCCAACCACCTGGCCTGAGATCCGCACCGAGCTAAGAAGTATGCTCAAATGATTACCTGGCACGATGTAAAACAGGGTAGCCCGGAGTGGCATAAGCTACGCAAATACCTCTGGACTGGTAGCCGAGCTATCAAACTGCTTATGGGTAAACCGTTGCCTGATGATAGCAACACCTACACCTCAGACGCCATGAAGCGCGGCACTGCACTTGAGCCAATCGCCATAGGCGAGTATGAGCGCAAGTATCGGTGCAAGGTCTGGCGCCCTGGCTTCGGCACGAACAGCGTCTATACCAATGCTGGCTACAGCCCTGATGGCATTGACAAGAAGATTCTGCTTGAGGTGAAGTGTCCGGGCGGTAAAAACTTTGAGGCATTTCGTGATACCGGCTTCATCCCAATCGAGTATATGGCGCAGATACAGTTCGGCATGGTTATCACTGGCCTACGCCACGCCCGGCTGATCGTCTACAACCCTGACTACGGTGATTCGATGATTATAATAGAGGTTCCGTATCATAAGTATATGGCCAATAACATCCGTAAATTGCTACAGCGTGACATGAAAAAAAGAAGCTCCGCTAAAAGCGAAGCCTCCTGATTACACCGTAGGGGAGCTTACGTTTTGGGGTTGAAACTAACTCCTCAAAGTACAGCTCAAAATTGATTTTGCTAATAAAAAACTCCTATTAACTCTACCATTTTACCATCTCTTGACATCCACCCCTGTTAGTGGTATGATGTATGGAATACCACTCCCACCAATATCAGCGTTCCAACAATTGCTATTCTCGGGAGTGGTTTTATGTTACACTCACTTTGTGAGGTTGAGTTCACGAAGGTGAACCAATCAAAAAAGAGCGCCCTGCGAGAGCGCTCTTTTTATTTTGCGACATTGATGTTTTATACGGTAGGGGGATTGGATCCGCTCTTGAGATGACTCGTCCACTGGTTGTAGGCCAGCGCAGCCACAACAGCCACAAATAGCAGTTGACCAAGCAATAGGCCAAGGTCGTGTGCGTTGAAGCTAGGGTGTACTACGATCAACGCAGCAATAAATGAAAGAATACCATTTACCCATGCTGGGTAGCGACTAGTAAATGCGATAGGTACGAGTTTTGCCAATTCGGTCAAGACCAAGACGGCGGTTATAGATAGTGCTGTTGCTGAAGCTAAATCAATCATTACAATCTCCCTCTAAAAATTAGAATTAGTATTACGATTATTAACAATGTTCCAAGTCCAATATACATAAATTCCTCCTGTTAATGCAACCAAGCTATTAAGGCGTAAACCGCTGCAACGATAGCGGCAATTATGCCACCAATCGTTAGGGGTTTTGGCACTGGTACTACTGGTACTGGGGTAGGCTCTGGAGTCGGCTGAGGCGCTGGTGTAGGATCAGGAGTCGGAGCCGGTGTTGGGTCAGGGGTAGGTTCCGGCGTAGGTACTGGATCAGGCGTAGGCTGAGGGGTCGGTTCAGGGGTCGGAGTAGGAACCGGCTCAGGTGTGGGCGCTGGTGTTGGATCGGGGGTAGGAGCCGGGGCTGGCGTAGGTGCTGGAGCTGGAGCCGGTATATTGATGTAGGCTTGCCAGGTAGCTCGTGTACCGTAGAAGAAGCTACAGTCGAGGTTGCCATTGTAGCCATCCAGGCGACCAGTCGAGGTGAATTGCCACATAACATCATTGACCGTACCATCCCAAGTTGGGTTTGGATCGCGGTTCGGATCCATTTGGAAGTTGACGATTGGGTTGTTGTTATCGACATAATCGGCATCCCAAAGCGCATAGCCAGCGTTGATAACTGGCGACCAGTCGAGGCCAGAGTCGTGAATAAGGCTGTTACTCATGTAAATACCGGCTGGCTTGAAGCCAGTGGTAGTGCGAACATGCTCTAGCCAGGCAAGCGCCATATCAACGCGGCCGACATTAGGGTTGCCACCGCGCTCCCAGTCAAGCCAAACCTGACCCTTGCCAAGATAGCCTCGGCAGTTATTGATAAACCAGTCGGCTTCCGACACTGGATCGTTGTCATTAAAGCCATCACCGAAGTAGTGGAAGACGCCCCAAGGCATGTTGAGAGCAATAGCCTGTTGGACGTTAGCATCACAGGTGTCATCAACGTAACCGTTGCCACCTGTGGCTTTAGTAATCATGGCGTCAATAGGTAGGGCGGCTAGATTGACTACACCCTTCCAGTGGTTGAGATCAGCGACTCTTAACATATTGTCTCCTTTGTAGTTATGTTTAGCATTATAGCCCGATTGAATTAAATAAACCACCTACGACTGGTAGCCTATCGAGGGTGGTTCGGTTATCAACTGGCTGAGGGTTTGGCGATACAGGGGATCCATCAGGCTTTGTGGCAACTTGTGAAGTATTAGACTGCGGAGGGGGTTGATAAGGTGTATTGTTAGAAGATGACGAAAAAGCCTGTTCATTTTGACCCGATGCTGGCGCTAGAGCTTGACCTTGATTTATTTGTGCTGAAGACGGCACATTTAACGAAACGGCTTGCGGCACTTCACGTCTAGGTAACAGAGTAAATTCATTGGTGCTATTGCTTATATCAACCTTGCGCCAGGGGTAGACATCGTACTCAATTGCGATGGTAAATTTGCATGTAGTTGGTAGGTACGGTATGGAGTCTGGTACTTTGACGACTACGCCAGTTCCAGCAGTGCCGCTACCTCGGTTTGCTACGGCCTCATTTAAGGGGTAGCGGATATAAATGTGTTGCTGATTTTGGCACTCGATATAACGTATTGATCTGCCGGTAACATCGCGAACTTTGGTGTATTCAGATACGAGGGTAACAGTGTCGCCAGCGTGTATTTCAGCCGCCGGTACTGATAACTTCCAGTCTTTTAAGACGGTGATATTCATGGTTAGCATGAATGATGCGACAAGAATGAGTGCTGAGAGAACGAATAACGAGTAAGAAAACACTTGTGTCCGGCTAAGCCGAACTTGTGGTAACTTCATACTAATGCCCTTTCGTTAGATAGAAAATAGCCATAGCCGTAATGATCGAGCCAAATACGCTGGCAAATGCTTTTACAAGAGTTGATAGGTCATCAACACGCTGTTTATCAGCTTTACCCTTAAGCTGTTCCTGGATGTCTCTGGCGCCGTCATCAATTTGCTTTTGCAAGCCATCGCGGATCTCGTTTATGCGACTAAGAATGGTGTCACGAAGTTCAGCATAGTCCTGTTTGGTCGGGCTGTTGAAGGCCGTAACCTTCTGGTCAACAACCTTTACGGCAGTTTCGACCATTTCTAAACGATAGAGTAGTAAGGAGTTATCCTCCTTGTTTTGTTCTGTTTGCGTATTAGTCCGGGGCGTGTTTCGGGCTGTCATTTAACATAATCCCCGGACGACAGTACCGTTTGTGGGTCGGATGTGAAGGCGAGTAATACGCTCATATTAGTCACTATACTGTCGTAAACTGCACATATACATAACCACTCGTAGTAATGTCTGTTGCTAGTAAATTACCTATTTGTACGCCGAATGACGTAACAGCGCTTAATGTTCCACCATTATCAAGTGAGGCGACTAAGCGGCCACCATAACCACCCAACCAAGTACACTGCGCTCTTATATAACTGGTATCAATAATACCAACAGGCATCAAAACAGCCGAAGCAACAAGACCATTGGATTGGTGGCCAATAATGCCGTTATTCCAGGCAAAGGCTTGTTCATAGACTATAGCCTGACCTGTGTACTTAGCCGTCCAACCATTCGCGTCAGCAGCTAGTTTTGTTCCTGCTTTACGAGGGTAAATAAGGTTTTTAAGGCTATCAATACCAACCTGTAATATTGAAGTTGCTGAAGAAATACTAGATGCACCTGTAATAACTTTTCCTAATCGAATAGAACTTGCAGCTAAAGCTGGTGCAGCGGCATTCT